CCCAGTAGGTTTTGGGTTTAAAATTGACACTACCGAATTTCCAAATTTGGAATACTTCTGCACAGCGGTTACATTACCAGGAATTACTTCCGGTGATACTACTCTTCCTTATAGAGGGGTTAACTTAGCTATGAGTGGAGATAGAATGAACTTTGATGATTTATCCATTAGGTTTAATATAACCGAGAACATGGAAAACTATACAGAAACATTTAATTGGATGCATAATCTAATTCAAAAGAAAGATGCCGATAAGAACTATAAAAATGACGCAACGTTATTAATCTATAGTTCACATAACAACGTCAATCAGGAAATAAAATTCTATGATGTATTCCCAGTACAATTAAGCTCAGTAGAGTTTAACGCCCAGGGTACAGACATAGAATATTTACAGGCGGACTTAGTCCTTAAATATACCTCGTTTGAATTTGCAACCATAGGAGGCGTAACTCAAACTCCCCCTAACTCAGGATCCGGCGGGGGCAGTGGATACTAGGTAAAATAAGGGTTTACTTTTCAGGTAAACTATGATATAATAGGCATTATGAACAACCTTGAATCAATATTAGAGATGTGGAAGAAAGACAGTGTAATCGATGAGATGAACCTGGATGAATCTTCTAGATCTACAGCAAAACTACACTCCAAATACTTAGAACTATATACTGTTAATAGACTTAAATCCAAGAAATTAGATCTGGAATTAAAAGTTATATTAAGAGATAAGTTTAATCATTACAATGGAAAACTAGACCAAGAGAGTTTAGATCGTCTTGGATGGGATTACGATCCCCTAAATGGATTAACAGTACTTAAATCTGATATGGATAAGTATTACGATGCTGATCCTGTCATACAAGCCCATCAAACAAAAATGATATACACTGAAGAAATGGTATTAGCATTAAAAGAAATACTAGATACTGTTAAGTGGAGACATCAAACAATTAAAAATATGATTGAATGGCGTAAGTTTACGAGTGGAATTTAAATTTCACGATCATAAATTCGAGAACATAGGAAGATGGTACGATGTAATTCGTAGTGCCATGAATGAATTGGGCCATACAGAAAACCCAGACAAAGCCGATATCCACTTTTATAATCATATAGAAAATAACGGTCCTTCTGATGAAAATATTATTATAGTAAAACCCACGGCTCCTACTTCCAAACACTTCGCCTTAGATAAATTAGGATATGCTAATGCATCAGAGTTAGCTTATAAAGAACCAATCTTGAATGATGATATAGAACAAATGGATTGGCAAAGTATTATAGATCTTAGAAACACTAAGCCGAATAAATGGGATGATTCTATTTTACTTAAATGGCGACCAGCTAAAATATTTAAAGAACATATACTTATTATAGGCCAGCAACCACATGATGAAACAGTAAATGGATTTGGGTTTGGAGATCATTGGAAAAAACTTACTATGATTGTAGATTACTTAAGTCCTATGCATTATAATCTAATAGTTAAGCTACACCCAGCTATGAAAATACGTGGTAAAATAAAAGATAAAGTAGATGCTTGGTTACATAATGGCATAGATGTACGTACAGGATTTAATAGCGTCCATGACTTTTTACCTCATACTACTTGTGCTATTGTAGATAATAGTACAGCAGGAATAGAATGCTTAATGCACGAAGTTCCAGTCATATCATACGGTTGGCCAGAATATCATTGGGCAACTAAAAAATTACAAACACTACCACAGCTACAGGATTTACTCCATGATATGTCCTGGCATAGACCTGTGTATGCAAGGCAATTTATAGAATGGTATATAAACCACTATCTTTGTACTGATATAAATAATACAGTGAGAAGATTAAAAGAACTTTTATAATGGATCAGATTAAAATAACAAAAAAGAACGAAGCATTTCTGTTTATAGAAACAGATGCTAGCGTAGAAATGGAATTAACAGAACATTTTTGTTTCTTTGTACCTGGATATAAATTTATGCCAGCGTATCGTAACAAATTTTGGGATGGAAAAATACGCCTATTTGATACACGCAAAAAGACATTATACGTTGGTTTATATAAGTACCTAAAAGAGTTTGCAGCACAGCGCGGATACGAAGTCCTAACAAACGATTCTACACAGTATGGAAGCGTAGAGCCGGAAAGATTACCATTAGATTTTGGTCGTGCACCTATCTTAACTGCCAATCAAATGCCTATTGAGCCAAGAGATTACCAATTTAAAGCATTAGAACATGCACTAAAAGAAGAAAGAAGCTTACTGCTATCTCCTACTGCCTCTGGTAAATCCCTTATTATATACCTTGCGGCCAGATGGTATATCGAGCAAGATCCTAGCATGAAGATTTTAATTGTTGTTCCTACTATATCTTTGGTTGAACAAATGTATTCTGACTTTGATGATTACAGTTCTACCGATGAATGGTTTAACACAGATGAATATGCTATGAAGATCCACGGTGGTACTGTTAAAGGCGAACGTATGGGTAGAATAGTTATATCCACGTGGCAATCAATCTATAAAAGACCTGCTGAATTCTTCCAAGTATTCGGTATGGTTATTGGCGATGAAGCACATCAGTTTAAAGCTAAGTCTATGACTGCTATAATGGAAAAATGTACAGAAGCTAAATATAGAATTGGAACTACAGGTACATTAGATGGCGCACAAACACACCAATTAGTATTAGAAGGATTATTTGGTCCAGTACATAAAGTAACTACTACTAAAGAATTAATGGATACGGATCAGTTAGCCAAATTAGAAATACAAATGCTTTTATTAAAGTACAAAGAAGAACACTGTAAAGAGATATCCAAACTAAAATACCAAGAAGAAATAGATTTCATTGTAAGGTATACACCAAGAAATAACTTTATAGCTAACTTAGCTATCAGCTTAGAAGGAAATACATTAGTCCTGTTTAATTACGTCGAAAAGCACGGCAAGCCCTTACATAACATCTTAAAAGATAAAATAAAAGGTGATCGTAAACTGTTCTACGTGAGCGGGGAGACGGACGTGGACACGCGCGAGAACGTGCGAAGCATTACTGAAACCCAGAATAATGCTATCATCGTAGCTTCATTAGGCACCTTTTCTACAGGTATAAATATTAGAAACCTACATAACATTATCTTTGCTTCACCTAGTAAATCACAAATCAGGGTATTACAAAGTATTGGTAGAGGTTTAAGAAAAAGTACTAGAAATACTAAAGTATATGATATTGCAGATGATCTACATTGGAAAACAAATAAAAACTATACTCTTAATCATGCAGCAGAAAGAATTAAAATATATTCAAAAGAAAAGTTTGATTATGAATTATTTGAGATAAATATATAATATGGAAGATTTAAATATAAGACACTTTAAACTAGTTAATGGTGAAGACATCATAGCTATTGTAAGTTCTAAAAACAAAGATAATTGGCTAGTAGAAAGACCCGTGGTGGTAGTAAATGGTCTTCTTGGTGGATATACTTTTACCCCTTGGTTCCCTTTTTCTAATACTAAAGCTCATAAAATTCTAATGGATAAGATTGTTAACTCTACTGGTATAGATCCAGATGTAAAAGAATCTTATCTTAACTTTGTATTAAGTCTAAAGAAAAAGAAAGCCGAGCTCGTCACCGACACCACTCTTTTACAAGAGATGGAAGCTGATGTTAATGCTCGTATGGAAGAACTGTTCGAAGAAGGACAGTTAGTTGATAATCGCAAGAAGAGAACAATTCATTAGAGTACCTCTTCCCTCGAAGATACTCTATTATTATATCATACTTTTCAGCATTTGTAAACCTTTTTATCAATTATTTTCAAATTAAATAAAGGTTTACTTTTAGTACGAACTATGGTATAATGTACTATATCAAATTAAATTATGGAGATATATAGAAATGGCTAAAGCCAAAACAGAAAAAAACAAAGCTCACTATATTAACAATAAAGAATTCTCACTCGCAGTAGTAGAATATGTTAAATCTGTGACAGCAGCTAAAGAGAAAGAAAAACCAATCCCAGTAGTTACCGATTACATTGCAAGATGTTTTATTAAGATTAGTGAAGGATTATCCCACAGGCCAAACTTTGTTAGGTATACCTATAGAGAAGAAATGGTTATGGATGCAGTAGAAAACTGTTTAAGAGCGATTAATAACTACAATATTGAAACTGCTACAAGAACTGGTAATCCAAATGCATTTAGTTATTTTACACAGATTTGCTTCTATGCATTTATCCGTAGGATTACTAAGGAAAAGAAACAACAAGAGATTAAGTATAGGTTTATCGAGAAGATGGGTATAGAAGACTTTATTGAAATGGGAATGGATGGTACAGTAGCTCAAGAAACACAGAACTACGTAGATACTTTAAAGCAAAGAATTGGCGTGATCAGACAAAAAGATGATGCAGTAAAAGAATTTGCTAAGAAAGAAAAGAAAACAAAAAAATTAGAACTGTTCATGGGATAATGTTATGAAGAAAATGTCAACCAAACAAAAAACTGCTCACAATAGGGTCACAGCAAAAAGACGTAAGACTATTATGAAGCGAAGAGAACATGTTGCTATATTAAAATCAGCACATACAAAAGCAAATGAAATATCTAGGCAATTAGAAAAGATTAGATATAACCAACATAAAGCCGCAAAGGCACAGGCAGTATGAAAGTAGCGATATTAAATGATACCCACTGCGGTGTCAGGAATTCAAGCGATATATTTTTAAATTATCAAGGTCAATTTTACAGAGATATCTTTTTTCCGTATTTAGAAGAACATGGTATTAAAAATATACTTCACTTAGGTGATTACTATGAGCATAGAAAGTTTGTTAACTTTAAAGCTTTAAATCAAAACAGAAAAGACTTCTTAGAACCTATGCGTGATGCAGGTATTACTATGGATATTATTCCTGGTAACCACGATGTATACTTTAAGAATACCAATGAGCTATGCTCTCTTAAAGAGCTTCTAGGCTACTTTACATCTAACGTTAACATTATCATGAAGCCAACAGTATTAGATTACGACGGTTTGGGCGTAGCAGTTATCCCATGGATTAACAATGCTAACTATGAAGAATATACTAAATGGGCTATGAATTGCAAAGCTCCTATCCTTGGTGCTCACTTAGAGTTAAAAGGATTTGAAATGATGGCTGGCATGCCAAACCCCCATGGTATGAATGCAGACATATTTGGCAATTATGAAATGGTTCTATCTGGGCACTTCCATACCAAATCATCACAGAACAATGTACATTACTTAGGATCACAATTCGAAATGACCTGGGCAGATGTAGATGATCCTAAATTCTTTCACATATTAGATACCGAGACCCGCGAGATCACGCCCGTGCGTAACCCTATTACCATGTTTAAAAAGATTGTATATGATGATAGCAAAACAGATTATAACGATATAGATGTTAGTGAATATGAAAAACATTTCTTAAAGCTAATT